CCCCACGGCCTTGATGTCCTCCACATTGGCCCTGTTGATCTCGATGGTGCGCAAGCCGCAGGATATACAAAGCAGATACATAGCATACAGGCGCTTTCCTTTCTCTGTGCTGCGGCCTATGCTGTCGGCTATAATCTTCACGGCCTCACGGTCAAGGGCGTCTTTCTTGTGGGTGTCTGTCCTCACCTTTGCCCCGTGGATGTTGTCGGCTATATTCGGATAAAGGCCCTCTGCCGCTGTCCACTTGAAAAAATGCTTGACGGCTCTTAGGTACTGCTGCTTAGTT